AGCCTACCCCGACACTGGAGTATGTCATTGCGTCGTATGATCCGGCGACTTCTGAGAAGACAATGAACGACCCGACCGCCTGCACCATCTGGGGCGTGTTTGAGCAGCAAGACGCTGGCACGGCAATTATTTTATTGGACGCCTGGGACGAGCACCTGTCCTACCCGGAGCTACGTAGGAAGGTAATCAACGACTTTAAAGAAGTTGTATACGGCGCCGATAATGACTTTGGCAAGGGCCGAAAGGCGGACCTGATCCTGATGGAAGACAAGTCGGCGGGTATCTCGCTGATCCAAGAGCTCCAGGGCGCCGGCGTCCCGGTCCGTGGATACAACCCCGGCCGCGCCGATAAGGTACAACGATTAAACATTGTAGCACCCCTGGTGTCTAAGGGCAAGGTCTGGATACCAGAGGAACCACAACGCAAGGGAGAATATGCAGACTGGGCAAAACGTTTTCTGCGTCAAGTATGTTCATTTCCAGAGGCTGGCGGACACGACGACTACGTCGACTCACTCTCGCAAGCGCTGCGCGTTTTACGTGATTCTGGATGGATCCAACTCGACCCGCTACCAGCTCGAGACTATAGTTACGTGGACGACGACATGAGCAAGCGATTTGTGAACCCGTACGCCCAGTAGGGCGGATACCCTAAGTTTTGTGCATTAGTATAAATAGGAATAACCACCCCGCCCAACATGAACTTTCTAAAGACCCCACAACAAATGCTACTGGAAGACTCCGGTTTAGGTCCGGCGTCCCCCGGCATGTTAAAGACGCCGCAACAGATGTTGTTTGAGCAGTCTGGCATACAGCCAAGGTTTTTGTCAAATGGTGGGTCTGCAAATCAAATGAGCCCCGAAATGTTGCGGGCACTAATGCAAGCATATGATTACCAAATGTCAAATCAAATGCCACAAGCTGAGCCAACCTTTCAAGCGCAACCGCAAACAGCCACAACCTGGATGCGTGATAAAATAGCAAGTTTGATTGGTGAAAAACCAGCCGATCGTTTATTTGGCACAGGCTCTGAAGGCCAACAAACAGAATATTTACCGCTACAATTTTTAAACCCACTCTCGATGGCAACTTCTATCGTTGACGCAGGACCAGAAATGAAACGACAGTTGGAGCAAGGAGAAACTGGCGGTGCCGCCCTGACAGGTGGAATTGCTGGACTAAGTGTTCTTCCTTTTGCAAAGCCAATAAAAAAAGCGGCTAGCGCAATTTCAAAAAAGATTAAAAAATAATGGCAAACCCAATACTACCCGTTCAATCTGGCGCCAATTTACCCGGCCTTGAAACCGAACAAAATATTGCAGAGGCGGCCGCGCAAGATGCGGAGATGGACTACTACGAAGAGACACTGGGACTAGAACCTGGCGACGTTGAAGAAGAAGTCATCGAGTTAGAAGACGGCTCGGTTGTTATCAACTACCAAGAAAAACAAAGCCCACGCAAGAACCCCGAGTTTTACGAAAACCTGGCCGAAGTGCTTGACGAAGGCACACTACAGGCACTGGCCACTGAATATTTAGATTTAATTGACGTTGACAAAGAGTCACGTTCACAGAGAGACAAACAGTATGAAGAAGGACTGCGTAGAACTGGGCTTGGAAAAGATGCGCCTGGAGGGGCGACGTTTGACGGTGCTTCCAAGGTGGTGCACCCGGTTATGGCAGAGGCCTGCGTTGACTTCGCTGCGTCAACGGCTAAGGAATTACTTCCACCCGATGGCTTAGTTAAGTCTAACATTAAGGGCGAGGCGGACAGATTAAAAGAAGAGACGGCAGATCGTAAGGTTAACTTCCTTAACTGGCAGTTAAGCGAGCAGGTACCCGAGTATCGCGACGAGATGGAGCAATTGTTAACTCAGTTGCCACTAGGCGGCTCACAGTTCCTTAAGTGGCGCTGGGACGAAGAGCAAAAGCGTCCAATCTGCGAATGGGTTGCAATTGACAACATATTGTTACCATACTCGTCTACTAACTTCTACACCGCGCAACGTGTAACCGAAGTACAAGACATCACCGAAGATACATTTTTGCAACGTGTTGAGGCCGGTATCTACATCGACATCGACAGCGAGTATTCGTCTGACGCGCCGTTAAACGATCAGACAAGATCTGAAAAGGCAAACAACAAGATCGAGGGCAAAGACATGCCCTCCAAAAACATCGACGGATTGCGTCGTGTTTATGAGATTACATGCTTCATGCGTTTGGATGAAGATGACCAAACTGGCGGACAGCGTGCCCCATACATTTTAATGATTGATGAGACCACAAGCAAAGTCTTGGGTCTGTATCGTAACTGGGAAGCAAATGATGAGAAGTTTGAAAAACTGGACTGGTATGTCGAGTTTAAATTTATCCCTTGGCGTGGCGCTTATGCTATTGGCCTTCCCCATCTTATTGGCGGCCTTAGCGCTGCTCTCACTGGCGCTCTACGTGCTCTCCTTGATGCGGCGCATATTAACAATTCCCAAACGCTACTTAAGCTCAAGGGTGGACGAATTGGTGGCCAAAGCGATCGAATCGAACCTACGCAAGTAGTAGAAATTGAGGGAGCACCTGGCGTTGATGACGTTCGCAAAATTGCGATGCCAATGCCGTTTAACCAACCGTCCAGCGTATTGTTTAACTTACTGGGCTGGTTAACTGATGCAGCCAAGGGTGTTGTTACCACCGCAGAGGAAAAGATCGGCGAGGCAAACAACAACATGCCGGTTGGTACGGCCCAGGCACTTATTGAGCAAGGCGCTAAGGTATTCTCCAGCATTCACGCACGACTACACCGCAGCCAGGCTAAGTCACTAGCAATTATTTCACGCATTAACCACTGGTACCTGGCCGACATGGACAATCAGTCCGGCGAGGCAATTGAGGTTCGTGACTTTGCGTACAACAACGACGTACGCCCAGTATCAGACCCCAACATTTTCTCTGAGACACAACGTCTAGCTCAGAACCAGGCCATCCTTCAAATGGCAACATCGGCACCCCCTGGAATGTTTGACATTCGTGCGGCCTACCGAAGAGTTTTAAATCAGTTAAAAGTTCCTAACGTTGACGAGATATTGCCAAACCCATTAGGAGCAAAAGAATCCAATCCTGCGCTAGAAAACGTTGCCATGACCATGGGACGTCCCGCCGCAGCATACCCAGACCAAGACCACATCAGCCATATCAAGATTCACCTAGAGTATGCGATGAACCCTGCGTATGGTGGCAATCCAGTGATTGGACCAACATTTGCACCCAACGCGTTAGAGCACATTAAACAACATTTAACGCTGCACTATTTGCAGTCCATGCGCGCGTACGTGGCACAGGCATCTGGTGGCAAAGATACGCTAGAATTGCACCAAGAGAAGCCACTAGACTTAGAAGCTCAGCAGGCCCTGGCGCTGGCCTCACAGATGGTTGGACAAGATTCGCAAATGATTATGCAGCCATACGTACAACAAATCCAGGCACTGGCCCAAAAAGTTGCGCAGGCCCAGCAGTCTAAGATGGAACAGATTGCGTCCCAGGACCCAACCGCCCAGGTTATACTCAAGACCCAGATGGCTGAAACTCAGCGCAAACAGCAAGAGGCTCAGTTTAAGATGCAGATGGAGCAGTCAAAAGCTCAACAAGACTACGAGCTTAAGATAGCCGAGTTACAGCGTAAAGTGCTGGAGCTACAGGGCAAGTACGAGGTGCAGACCGAGCTGGATAACCAGAAGAACTCTACCAACGTCGCAATTAACAGCATGAACAACTCCTCGCGCGAGCGGGTAGCCGCCATGCAAACCCAGGCACAACTAACAAACCAAGAGATTGCGCTGGCACAAGAGCAGGCGATGTTAGGCATCCAGGCAGTAAACGAGGCGGAGAAAGATATACGCCAGCACGGCATCGAGATAGAGCGGCAACATTTTTTAAACGAAGCTGAGGTAGCAAAACAGGCAGTACAGGCAGCACTACAACCAAAACCCACCACAGGAGCATAACATGGCCGAAAATTTAAAAGGCTTCCGTCAAACATACCAGGAGACTGGTCAACTATCTAGCGGCGGCGGCCCAGAAGACAAAACCCTAGACGCTGGCGCGTCTGGTAGCCACCGCGACAACAACTGGAAGCGGGGCGCAGCCCAAGCTAAATTAAGAAATGGCAAGCCAGTCGGTCCAGGCAAAAATCTTAATGAACTTAAAGGCGGCAATTTTTATTAATTTTAGGGCGGAATCCTTCATATACTTGCATTAGTGAGATTATGAAGGACTTTTTATCTGAAATTATCGGTCGTGTAAAGGCTGAGCAAAAATCACTAGCGGAATCCGTTACCGCGGGAACTAACGTAAATTCGTTTGAGGACTACCAGAGATTGGTTGGCCGACACGAGGGTTTTAAGATTACGTTGGATATTATTAACGAGATTTTAACGGAAGACGACGAAGACGAATCGTAAGATTCAAGAAAGGAGATGCCGCATGGCATTTGATATATCACAAAAGGAAGACCCAGATCTTCGTTCGGAAGCGGAATGCTTTCCAGACATAGATCCAGGTATTGAAGTAGCCGGAGACCGCGTGTTAGTACAATTACGACGGGAGAAGGCAAAAAGTAAGGGCGGAATCATTTTAGTTGACGAAACCCGACAGACGTTACGTTTCAATGAGACTGTAGCTAAGGTACGCCAGATTGGCCCACTAGCATATAAGTCGCCAGATACCTTAGAGCCTTGGATTGAAGGCCCCTGGTGTAAAGAAGGCGATTTGGTTAGAACCATCAAGTACGGCGGTGACCGTTTCGTTGTTAATCCGGATGATGATGGCTCCCCCGTGGTGTTTATTACCATCCAGGCACGTGAAATCATCTCACGCATCAAGTCGTTTGACCACGCGCAGAAGATGAAAGCGTTTGTAGACTAATTTTGAAAGAAAATTATGGCAGATAATGAAAAAGACGTTCCAATTAAAGAACAAGATGACGGCTCCGTTTTAGCCAAACTGGAAGAGCATATTGATCATTTTCCAGAAGAAGAAAAAGAAAAACAAAAAGATAATGCTGTCGAAGACAGCGATCAGGACGACGATGAGCCCGTAGAAGCCGCTGAAAGTGGTGAGGTGGACTCTGATCCTGAAGAGACCGACGAAGACCGCGAAAAGATTCGAGAGGCGCGCAGAGAAGAGCGTAGACTCAAAAAAGAATTAAATAAACAACGCGACGCAACGTCCCGCAACAAAATTAGTGCACTCGAGCGACGTAATGCTGAATTAGCAGAGCGTTTAATTAAGCTAGAGAACACCGCGGCATCGTATCAGTTTGCACAGATCGATAAGGCAATCGAAGACGAGGCAACTCGTGTAGAGTACGCCAAGATGAAAATGTTGCAGGCCGCACAAGAAAATGATGCGGCGG